ACTTTAAGCCTTTAAAAGGTTTATGCCAAATATATTTTATTTTCATACTTTTTAATATTTTTTTTATTTGTTTTTCACCTCTTGAAACTGTTCTACAAGAGCATCCATGACCAGCAAGATGTATATGCGGTGTTTGTAAAAAATACTTTTTACATTTTTTGCAAAAAATTTTAACTTTTACTTCGGAGCCTTTATATTCAACTAAATCGTATTTATATTCATTGCCGTGAACAAATTTTGCTTTCCTTATAAATTCTTCTGTTGAATAACTTAATTTTTCTCTTTTACACTGTGGGCACCCGTGTCCGTTTTTTAAATCATTTGGTTTTATTTCAAATATAAAACCTTTATGGTTTTCATTATTACAAATAACTTTTATTTTTGTTAAAGCACCTTTATAAACACTTAAACTATAATCATATCCATCAACCTTATAATCATCTAATGTTTTTCTTAATTTTTTTGTTTTTTCTCTTCCACATAAAGGACAATCTTGACCATTTAAATGATCTGCTGGTCTTTGAAAAAATATATAGTTATGTTTTAAACATTTAATTTTTACTGGTGTTCTTAAATTTATATACTCTACTTCACTATAATCATAGCTTTCTTCTCCTTTTACAGCTATAGCTTCTTTTATAAATTCTTCTTTTGTTTTTCTTCTACCTATCATTTCTTAATTTCCTCCAAGTTTTCATCAAGTAATTTAATATCGTTGTATCCTGCTTTTTTATACAGATTAATTCTCATTTTACTATGCTTAGATAAGAATTTTGCTGTATCAAAAAAATCGTAATATGAAACCTGTTCTTTCTCACCAGCTTTAAAGCGAAGTGAACGCCCAATTTTTTGCAATGTAGCGACATTTGATTTGCCGCTACAAGCCAGGACCATTGCCTTCATATGTGTAATAGAAATACCCTCTTGTAAAATAGTAGAAGCAATTAATATCGGTAATCTACCTTCATCAAAATCTTTAATATATTTCACCCTATCTTCTATCGAAGTATTACCTGCTATAAATTCTGAACCTGGTATCATTTCTTTTAGTATTTCACCATGTTCTATTAAATTAACCAGAACAAGAATACCACTGCCGTATTTCTCACAAATGTTAGCTACTATTTGATTTCTCTTTTTACCATTTACTATTTCTTCTGAATAAGCAGTTTGATAATCAAAATATTCATCTTCTTTACATTCATTTTTTATAATATAAATATAAGGCTTTGCCATTACTTTATTTTCTATAAGTTCTTTACTTTCAATATTTACAGCAGGAGAACCCATAAATTGTCTTATTTTTGCATAACCTAAATAATCACCATTTCTAAATGGTGAAGCAGAGAAACCATATTTTAAAGGGCAACCATACTGTGATAAAAAATTCTGAAATGTAGAAGCAGAGAAATTATGTACTTCATCTCCAAGTACACATTTGTACTTTGTTAAATCACCTATTTTGCCAACTGATTGAATTGTTGACACCATACAAAATCCTTCTTTTACTCCTTTACCTGAGCATATACCACAATCAATTCCATCCTTTATAAAATTCTCTTGTAACTGAACTGCAAGAGTTACTTTATTAACAAGTATCAGAGTTGGTAATTTTGATAATCTGATAAAAGCAGACATGATCGAACTTTTTCCAGCACTTGTAGTTGCAACTACAAGTGCTGTATTTGTATTTAACATTGCTTGTAATGCTCTTATCTGGTGCTCTACATATTTAAAATTAGGATTAAAGAATTTCCTTAATTCATCGTGCGTCCATTCTTTTTTTTGAAAATCAAAATGAGTTCTGTTATCTTTAAATTCTTCTATTTTTATTTTATTATCTCTTGCAAATATAAATATTTCTTTTGCTAATCCTGCAAAGCAAACAAAATATCCTTTTACTTCTTTTCCAAGACAAACATCTCTTTCTCTTTCTGGATGATATTTACCGCCAAAAAAACAATTCTTAGTATCTTTGTAAGTAACAAACTTTTTTATCTTTTTAATTTCATCACTGGTTCCTGACATTATTATAGTCAAATCATTCAATATAACTTTCATAGAAATTAAATTTACATCAAGTAAAAATAAAAGTCAATAAAAAAACCACTGATTAATTCAGTGGTTAATTTTTTAAATTTATATTTTTTTAGTAATTGAATATTCCTTCTGTTTGGCAAGAACCATTTCTACCATTTGTATGATCATCTTTCAAATCAGGTGAATTTTCAGAAGCACCTTTATTCTGAGTTACTTTATTAAAATCTCCTGGAAGAGCTGTTTTAACTGCTGAATGTTTAAGAATTTTATTCATAAGTTCAAGCATTTTTTTCTCCTCTGGTGTCTCTGGAACAAAGCTCTTTCCAAAACCATTATTCTTTTTAATAACTCTAATCATCTCAAGTTCTTCTGGTGTTGCTCCAAAATCTGCCGGAGGTTTTCCAGTAGCTACAGAATAATGATATCCATCATCGCCGTCGTCTCCACCTGCTGTTTCTGTAGATTTAGATGCTTTCTCGTCATCATCAACTTTTTCACACTCACATTCAGATGATTTTTTGCCACATTCTGGGCAAGTTTCTTCATCATCTTCTTTCTTTTTATCATCTTCTTCTTCAAAAAGTTTGCAAGGTGTTTTACCTAAATAATATAGAACATCATCTTTAAACATATTAATTTCTCCATTATATTAATTAACTTATTTTATTTTTCCGTTTGCTGATAGAGCGACTTTAATTCTATAAACAGGTCTTCTTTTCTTTTCATTATTTCTCTCACCTGGCTTATATAATTCTTTTCCTTGTTCTTTAAGGAAGTGATTTGCAAGACCATTTAAGAAACCAACAAAGAAATATGCTCTACCTGGCTCATTTGCTTTGCCTCTTGTTGCTCCAGGCATTGCATGGCTATATTTTCTTGGATTAAAGCCTGTTTTCTTTTTTGTTGATTTTTCAAGATTGGCCAACCATTTTTCTGGATTACCAGCACTCCAATCATCAAATACTTTATAGATATAATTTCTAGCTTCATTAGAAGATACACTTCCACCCTTCTTTTTAACTCTATTCATTACAGCACTTACAGTTCTTTCACGACCTGCTTTAAATTTTTCTCTTCCGTCGTTTTTATATTCTGTAAAGGCGTGTCTTTCCCATCGCCAACCTTTTGCTTGTTTTACTTCTGATAAAAGCTCTTCCTCTATTACATCGAATAAAGCTTCATCGCTTTCATCAAATACTTCGAGCATATCTTCTTCTAAATTATTAAAAATTTCATTTATTGTCATATTAATACCCAAATATAGAACTTGTAGATACTGCAGCTTGTGGTGCTTGTTGCTGTGTTGCTACTGAAGCTGTAGCAGTTTCTTGAGAATTATCTTCTGTATTATCAGATACTTTCGATTTCTCTTCTTGAGTGCCACCAAATATATCATTGAGACTCTCTTTCATTTTTTCAGGAATTGACTTAATAGTTTCTTCAAGTTTCTTAAGCAAAGCATCTTTATCTTCCTGACTTAAAACTCTTCTGTTAGAAGCTTCAATGGGAGAATAACTACCATAACCTAAATTATTATTAATGTAATCAGTTTCACTTGAATAGTAATTAAGAATATCTCCTATACACTGATCCACTCTATTTTCTATTCTTTTCATTTCTGATCTAACAGCTATTTTATTAGCAAGTTCATTTTGCTGTGGTTTAACAGCACCACTAACTATATCAATTATATTCATATAAAATTCTCCAATTTAAATTTAACTTTATAAAAAAAGACCACAAATTAATTTGTGGTCTTAAATCTATTTATAATTTTAAATTACAAACTAAGCAAAGAAATTGCCTCTTTTACAGCACCTACATCTGTCTCACCAACTGCAGAAGTTGAATCAATTGAATTAATCAAATCGTCAATTTTATTGATAAGCTTCTCATCTGTAGCTTTTGATTTAGCTGTCTCAAGTGCTTTCTTAATTGCTTCACAATCCTGTTCTGAAGCTTCAGGTGCTGGGTCTTTATCGTCTTTTGTAGATGTATTCTCTTCTGTGAGGCTGTTTTTTGCTTCTGTCAAAACTGCTGAGCCTTCAATAATTCCCCCAACAATATCAGTGATTGCATTTCTCTTCTCCATAAGAGATTTATCACCAATCACAGAGAAACCAACAATCTCTTTCAAGTCTGCTTTTGAAAGTGCTGTAAGTGCCTGATTCTTTTCAAGCAAATCTTCCATAAGACCATTTGAGCCATCAATTGCATCTTTGGCTGCTTCCATAAACGCTTTCTTGAATTCAACATTAGATTTAAGTCTTTTAGCTTTTGCAGCAACACTCTTGTTGAGAACTTTGTTTACATCTTCATCAATAAGAGCAACTTTAACAGGATGTTTCCAGTCAAAAATTTTAACATTTGACAAAGGAGCCTTGCTAATTCTTTCCTCATAAAGTCTGTAGATTGAAGAATTTCTGAAATCACTTACTTCTTCTGAAATACCAGCAAGTTCTGTGTAGTCAACAACCTCATCCATGTTCTTTGAGGCAAGTGCTTCTGCAAGAGAATCCTCAAAAACATCTGAGTTTGTTTCTGCAATGTGCTGCTCATAAGCTTCTGTAAGGCTTGTCAAGCTGTCATCAAAATAATTAGAAATTGCTTCTTTCAAGCTGTCATTGTTTGATTCAAATGTAACCTGTTCAAAATTGTCAAAAGAAAACACATTTCCATCAAAACTGTATTTTGATTCATAGATATTTCCAGTTGTGTGGTCAGCAAAAACACATTTGTCCTCAAACATTTCCATAAGTACAGCATTTGCTGATTCGTTAACTACTTTTCTAGCAAGTTTCTCTACATTCTTGTTGCTGTAGAGTAATGTATTATTGAATTTACTTATATCCATATTTTTTAAACTCCATTATATTATTAACTTTATTTAGCCTTCAAGTTTTTCAAGACTTTTGGAAAGTTCTATACTCTTCCTTTTTATAAGACTGAAATTTTTTTTGAATATTTCTGTTCTATCTATCTCAAATTCTTTTCTAAATTCTTCATCTATACTTAAATTCTCAACTATTATTTTTGAACCTTTTACATCTTTAACTCTTAAAATATCACCCCTTGCAAAATCCTTATATATCTGACATAGCATTGCTTTTTCTTTCAACATCAATTTCTTCCATTCTTTAGAACAAGCCAGTGGAGGTGTAACTTCAGTACTATCAATTATAATATTTTTTTCTTCTCTTTTCTGTGAGTATTTAGGAAAAATTGTTTTCTGCGTCTCTAAAATATCACCAGTTTCAATTATAAGAATATCATTAGAGAGCCTTGTTAAAATTTTATTTATTGTTTTCTCGTACTGCATCTAAATTAACTTTTTAAATTATTATTTTTATCACTGTTGGAAAACCTCGTTTTTATTTACTCTATTAACTTAGTTAATAGAGTAAATAAAAACGAGGAGTTAAAATGAAATTTAAATTAGTTGATGTGAATAGATTACGTAAATTTAAGGAATTATTGTTGAATAATACTCTTACAAGTGAAAGCATTAATCAAGCTCTAACAGCAGCCCAAGGAAAAGTTTTAAATGATAAAATTGATAAAATTAATAAATTGATTTCTAATTATTGTCCATTTCCTTTGGAAGCAGTTTATACTCAATATCCAAAGCAAAAATCCCCTTTAGAATTATGGCCTGAGACACAGTGGGTTGAACTTCTCGAATATAACGGTGCTTTTTTTCGTTCTGAAAATGCTCCAAAAACATTATATTCAGTTGATGGAACAACTTTTTATAAAGATATAGAAAAAAAGTTCCCTGTTGAAATTGCCGGACTGGGAAACATTACATATACTGGCACTCAGTATAACAGTAAAGGCGAACTTATGAAAATTTATACTGGTAGCTGGACGAGCGGAAACGCGGCCGAGTATATAAATGAAACGGACGTTTTAATTGCACAGAATCAGGCTACAGCAAAAAACGGGCTAAGCCTGTCGAACACACTTTCTGTCGGTAATTCAAAATCCGGCGGTTCTGAGAATGTCACTACTGGAATGAGCGGTGATTACCATGCCTCAGCGAATGGTTGGAGATGGGGGCAAGTACCGACAACCAGTGGACGCTTCTCAAAAACAGACTATAACGCTGGAAAGTTAGATGGCTGGGAGGGTGCATCTGGCAGCCATGGTGGAGGATTGTCTCTGAACTTGTCTCATACGCATAACGTATATCTCAGAGGTTCGGTTTCTCTTGGCAACGGAGATTCAGAGACACGCCCTTTGAATTACACTATGCGCATTTGGAAACGTATAGCTTAGGCCGTTCTCTTCCAGATTCTTACCATATAGTTTTTCGGTCTGGCTTCATTGCCACCAACACTATTTGTATTATTAATGTTTGGTCCTTCTGTATTTGTATCAATATTTATATCAGCTTCTCCAATTGCTATTCCAGTTTTTTCAGTTGACATAGTATTTACAAAGCCCCATCCAGATCCAGTGTCTTTCATACTAAAACCACGTTCAATGCCTTTTCCATCATTTGTATGTGAATGTCCTGGATCATTTACAGTGTAGCTATGTTTTCCACCACCGCTAATATGATGAGTATGGTTTGACAATGTATGGCTATGTTCTGTATTTTGATCTGTTTGCGCCGTTAAAGTGCCAGTCTTGTCGATTTGTTAAGACTTGTTTTATTTTATAATATTTAACTTAGTTAAATATTATAAAATAAAACAAGGAGTTAAAATGGAGTTTAAATTAATTGATATTAAAAGACTCAAGAAAGCCTTTAGTCTATTGTCAGTTAAATCTCCAGAAGTTCCGACCTCTGGAGAAAACACATCATTGAGTTTTATCGATTCTATTTCTCAAACAAATGGCAAAATTTATGCTACAAAGAAAACAGCAAAAACATTTACCGGTTCAGGTGCCAACCATAGTTCTGGCTTGGTTCCAGACCCTGGTGGAACAGCTGGTTCTAATAAATTTTTGTGTGAAAATGGTTCTTGGAAAGTAGTTCCAACTTATGATTTAAAATTAGTTGGAAATACTTTAATGATAGTTACTGATGAAACTGGAAGCCCATCTATAACATTACCAAAACTAGATCACGCTACATCAACTACTTATTTGCGTCCTGCAAATTCTAATAGTACCAGAGTAACAGCTGATAATAATGGAAATCTTAGTTGCAATATGCTTGAATTTAATTAAAACAGGAGGAATTTATGATTAAAACACTTACATACGATGGTGCATATAATAATGATAGTAATAAACAAAGAATAGTTCAACGTTATATGAGCAATGATGAATATTCTGAGTCATTATTAAATGTAGTTTATTTTCCTGACTCTGAAGATTGGACTTATCATAGTGAAACTACACCAGCACTTATTGTTTGCAGACATAGTGGCTGTGTAATTTATAAAGGAACAGTATGGGATTTAAATGAAAGTTCTGGTGGTTCTGGCAAACATGGATCTATTGAAACCCCCTATTATTTAACAGCTGGCCATATATACCGGATTGTTAAAAATCAAAAAAGGAGGGAGAAATGAAAATATTCAAAGCATATTATCCCTCCGAAATAAACAGCAGAGGTTATATAATTATATACGATCAACAAAAAAAAGATGAATACTATAGCTCAAGTAAACAATTATCTGTACTCAAGAGATTGAAATCATTCGCAATTAAAATGAAGATTACCAACAATAATTATACAAATATAAATACTATAATGGAGGTGGCTTAATGAGAATTATGCCACTTGATAGAAATGGAATTAGTTACATTCAAGATTTACTTCAAGAATATGGAGATCCAGAAATTGAAATTTATAGTATGTGTGGGACTATATTTCATACAGCTAATACTTTTCCAAATTATACAATAGATTATAAAGCATCAATTTATTATGTCACTTATGATTTTCAAAATACAATTAAGTTCAATACAACTAATGGAGTTTTAACCTTTAACATGTCAGATCACAATAATAATGCCTATTGGGGATTTGATAAAGCAATTTTAATTATTTAATTATTTTCCCATTAATTAACAATAAAGTTAAACTGAGGAGCAGTTATTTATGTTAATTAATGGGAAAGATGTAGAAATCAATTATAAGAAAGCAGCAGAAATACAATCAAGAGTTAATTTAGTTCAAGATTTGCCAGATAATGTAAAAACAGAAGTATCAAAAAAAGACAAAAAAGAGTTAGATGCAATAATTAATTCTAATTTAGGTGATTTTGAGGCTTATGGCATAGCAAATAATACCTTATTAACTGGAAAAAGACAAAAAGAGAACAGAAAGGAATATTACGATACTTTCCAAGAAATGAGTGAATACAATTTTATTCACAGAGGCTTGCAACAGATAGCAGATGATTGTTCTCAAAAAAATATAGAAGGACACAGTTTAAAAAATTATTCAGATGATGATGATATAAAAGAAATTCTAAATAATCTTTTCTTTGACAGACTTAATATAGACAAAGAACTTTGGTCTATTATTTATGAGACTTGCAAACTTGGTGACAATTTCTATGAGGTAATTCCAGATTCTTATGAAAAGCCTACAATGATTGCAAGAATTAGATATCTTGAAGCTGACAGAGTTAATAGAATTGAAAAGAACGGAAAACTTGCTTTTTATACTTATACAGCAGATGCAACTACTCAAGATGATGTAACATTCAGTTCTTTATCAAGAACAGACCCAAAAGCAGATGAAAAAGTAGTATACAAGCTTGAACCATGGCAGATTATTCATTTTAAAATTAATGACAAAGATTTTTATCCTTATGGCGGTAGTTTACTTAAAGCAGGCGTTAAATGTTTCAGAAGACTTCAGCTTCTTGAAGATGGAATGGTAGTTTATAGACTTGCAAGAGTTCCAGAAAGAAGAGTGTTTAAAATAGATGTAGGTAATCTACCTCAGTCAGAGGCTAACAGATATGTAATGAAGATTAAGGATAATTACCGAACATCTCAAATACTTGATGACAGAGGAAACATAAATAGAACCGCTGCCGCTCTTTCAATCAATCAGGATATATTTGTTCCAGTAAGAGATGGAGGTAAAGGAACTGATATTACTACTCTTTCTCCTGGGATGGCCTTACAGAACATTGATGATATTAGATATTTCAGAGACCAAATTCTGTGGACTATGAATATTCCTCCTGAGTATCTTGGTACTACTTCTGATGGAGCTGGTGGTTCATCTGGAAGAGGCTCTCTTGCAATGCAGGATGTAAAATTCAGCAGATTCGCTGAAAGAATTCAATTTTATATTGTAGAAGGACTTACTAAACTTGCAGCGATAGAATTATTCTTTAAGAAAAAGAAGAAGGAAGATTTAAAAAATTTCAGAATTGAACTCACACCACCTTCTAATATAAAAGAATTAATGGATTTGGAATTCCTATCTCAAAAAATGAATTTAATCCAAACAATGAATGCAACTGGTATGTTCCCAAAGAAATTCATATTACAATATGTAATGAGAATGTCTAAGAAAGAAATAAATAATCTTATCTTCTTTAAAGATTTGGAAACGCAAGCTACCAATACTCAGGAAAATGCTTTGATTGGTGGAATGGGAATGTCTGGTATGGGAGATACTTCTATGATGGGAGGTTCTATGATGAACACTTCTCCTACACAAACAGAATTGCCACCTACTCAGCCACAACAATCAATTAATACAGAGGAATTAACAGATAAAATGGTTAATATATTCGGCAAGGATATTTTGATTGAAAACAAAGAAGAATTTGCTAAAATTATAAAAGCAGCAGAAGACTTTAATAAACTTAATGAGGCGGAAAAAGATAGCGCAGAATCTAATATTATAAAAGAAATGGCCTCAAGTTTAAGTGGAGTTAAAGAAGAAATAAGAACTAATAATACTGCCTTTAATTTAATTTATGAGAATGAATTAAGTGGCCTAGACTTCAAGAAAAATATGTATTCTTATTTCAGCAAACCAAAGAAAAAGACAGGGCCAAAAACTGGTAGCGATGTATTGTATGAAGAAATAAATTTGAAATTATAAAAATAAAACCCGCTTTTGAGCGGGTTTTTATATTAAATAAATGGGTTTTTGAAGCCCAAGCGAGCACCACCATCATCACTTCTGTCATCGATGCTGAAGTGGCCGATGTCAAATCTTCCACCTTCGTACACACCCCACGCGTAATGATCAGCGTTAGGAGTACTAGTCCAATACCAATAATGTCCATTTTCATTAATTTTTCTTTGTTCTGCAGTTAAAGTTTCAAGTTCCTTTTTTGATAATGTTTTAGCAGTAACAGTTTTTGTTGAAACTGATGTTGATGTTTCTTCACCTTTAAACAAATAAGTATTAATTGTAGTTATTGTTTCCGTTACAATAACGTTTTTATTAGTCATAACACAAGCTACTGCCCAGATTATATTTGCAGTAATAGTATCACTTAAGAAATAATCACCGTATAAAGTATAACCTGGTGCAGTATAAATAACACTGTCAATTCTTGTACTTATAATTGGATCAATTACACTAATTACCCCATTTTCTATTTTTATACCTTCCCCTGCAGTATAAGTAGGTATATCTGTTGTTTTGGCATACCCAGCATCATTAGTAAATTGGCTTACTTTAGTTGGTACTCCACTTAAATCACTATATTTACCACTAGTAGCTACTTTTGAAAACTTATTTAAAAATTCTTTTAATCTGTTAATCGTTACTAATTTTATGTTCATAAAAGTTTGAAACCTCGTTTTTATTTACTCTATTAACTTAGTTAATAGAGTAAATAAAAACGAGGAGTTAAAATGAATCTAAAATTAATTACTTTATCAATTTTAAAAACATTTTTATCAAATTTAAATTCAAAACTAACTGGCTTTACAACAAGCGGGAAAAATTATAAACTCAGTCAAGACAGTAATGGAAATTATTATACAAATGTACCTTGGGAAAACACAACCTACAACATAGCAAATACATCTACATTAGGATTAGTAAAAAGTTCAACCACTGGAACTACTGCCGATAGAGATTATAATGTAGAGGTAAAAAGTGATGGTACAATGAAAGTGAATGTACCTTGGGTAAATACAACCTATGATTTATCTTCTTACAAAATAAAAAGTGACTTTAAATTTAATAGCAATAGTAAAACATTATATATTACAGTTTAAGGAGTTAAAATGTTATACATAAATAATATTGCATTACCAGAAGATCAACAATCAGTAATTGTAAATGGTGTAGCTGCTGAAAAAGTTTATTGCAACAATAAATTAGTATGGGAATATTCGCCATATCCTACATGTCCGGGTTATACTTTATATGGTGATTATTTCTTAAGTGATACTATTACTGCAAATAAAAACTGGAATGACGCTGTTAATATGACTAAAACTGTTACTGTAACAAAAGGTACTACATCAAAAACTGTTACTGCTAAAGCATTATCAGAAGAGGAACTTAGAACTTTAACTGCAGAACAAAGAAAAATTAATGAAAATGGACATTATTGGTATTGGACTAGTACTTCTTGTGGTGCTAATGGCGCGTGGTATATAAGCCGCAGTGGAAACTTCGGCATCACTAACAAGACTGGCAGCTTCGACACTTCTATCAGTCCTGGCACTGGTGGTGCTCGCTTGGGCTTCAAAAACCCATTTATTTAATCTGAAAAACCGCCCGGCGAATTCCAGGCAATCAAATTAATAAAGTTAATACAAAGGAAAAAAGATGACAATTCCAGCTAGATTAAGAAAAACTTCTGATTTAATAGTATATACAAAACTAACAGTCTTAACATCACTTTTTATTAAAGAATTTAAAAAATGTATAATTAATAGTGAATATAAAGATATAATAAATGAAGTATTTAATAAATTTACAAGCACATATCTTAAAGCTGCTTTTGCTCTAAACGAAGCTGATAAAATTATTCTTAAAAAAGAAGATGAAAATTTTACAAATAGTTATAAAAAGAGATTAGGATTGCAAAAAGAAGCTAAAACAGAAATAAATAATTTACAAAAATCGGCAAGAAAGATGCCATCCTTGAGGATGGCTTATGAATTGCCGTAAAAATTACACTTACAATTATAATTGTTAGATGTTTTAATAAAGTTAAAATTAGTTTAGTTCAACTAAAAGAACCGAGTGCTTGGAACAAGCCTCCGCTGAGGCATCAATCAATACTGAATTAATTAATCAATTGATCCAGCAAATTGAGCCGTTGAAGCGAAAACAAGAAGCTTACTCCCTTTAGGGAGTAAGTAGTTCACATCAATTTATCATTTTTCTGATAAATTTGATAAAATTGAAATAATGTTAAACAATTGGATAAAATCCGACAAAAAGCGGTTTTTATAAGGTATAATTCTGATAGAGTACTCCTAACAATGATAATAACGCGTGGAATGTGAACAACAATGGAGACTTTAACAACAGCAACATCAATAACAGTAATGATAATGGTGGTGCTCGTTTGGGATTGTTAGTAGCCCTTCTTGAATAGCCTTTAAACAAATATTCAAGAATTTTAACAACTATTAAAAAGTAGAATTATACCTAAGGTTGAACGCTATCCCAGTCTAAAGAACTGGGATATTCCAAACCGCTTACAACCTAAAAGGTTGATGTCAGTTCGTTTTCCTGCTTCGCAGTGCTTCGTGGCACTCCACAGGCATTTGTACTTTCGGTAAGTTCCCAACCTACTATGCTCTGACTAGTCATATACTTTGAAAGTATGTTTAGAGCTGCATTTATATCCCTATCATGGCTTTCGCCACAAACAGGACATTTCCAATGATTTATCCCTACTTTTACAGCAGGATTTACATAGCCACAAACATGGCAAGTTTTAGAAGTGTTTCTTGGTGAAACTTTTTCTAAATGTCCTTTATAAGCTACCATTTGTCTAAACATCCCAAAGCCTTGATCACCTATGACCTTGCCGTGATTCAGATTTTCAGCCATATTTTGAAGATTTATATCTTCAACTACAATAGTTTCATATTGATTGACTAATTTTCTACTTTCTTTATGAAGCCAATCTTTCCGTTGCCAAGTAATATGTTCGTGAAGTAAAGCAACTTTTTTCTTGGCTTTTTCATAACCTTGAGACTGTATCTCAACTCCTTTCACATAACGTTTAGACATTATTTTCTGCCAATGAATTAATTGTCTTTGAGATTTTTGTAAATAGCGAGGGCATTTGGTTTTCACGCCATCACTTCTTACTATAAAATCTTCATCTCTACAATTCCAATCTATGGCAACAATTTTTTTATTATTATTCTTAGGCTCATCTTTCTTTTCTACACAAATCTTGACAAACCATTTTCCAGTAGCAGTTCTTCTAAAGGTAATGTTTTTCCATTTTCCTTCTGCAAATCTACAAGAAGCAGAGATTTTTATGTAGCCAAGTTTTTTAGTAAGATACAAGCCGTTTTCATCAATTTTTGGAGTACAATTTGAGCAAGAGTATCTAAAACTATCCTTTGTATTTTTCTTACTTTTGAATCTTGGTGGCTTAGAAAGTTTTCCTTTTCTTTGTCCTTTACAACTTTTGAAAAAGTTTGTATAAGCTGCCCTTACATCTGACCACATTTGAGCAAGTGGTATAGAACAAGCAGTTTCTTTTGCCCACTCTAATGCTTCTGGCTTGTATTTTGTGAAAACTTGTTTATAACTTTTAATCTGAAAATTATGATCTTGATTTTTGTTGAATACAACAATATTCCAATATAACCTACACAAACCAAGAGTTTGATTGAAGATTGTTTCTTGTTGAGAAGTTGGATATATTCTGTATTCGTAAGCTTTCATCATAATTATAATTAACTTTATTATATTTTTTTATTTTGTGTTTTATATAATAATTTTCAAAAGTTTGTCTATATCTCTATATTAGACTTTGTGGCAATTCATATGCCACACTAAAGATGTGGCATTTTTCTTGCCACTCTGCTATAAAAACAAGTTAAGAGTATAAAACATTGTATTTGAGAATATATTTAAAAAACTACACTGAAAAAGTATACTGAAAAATATAATGTTTTAAATATAAATAAGATAAATGTATAAATTGTTTTGACCGGGCCCGATAAACGATTTAGAAAAACAGGAGGTAAAAAATGGAATACGCTTCAAACGCCAAAGCCAACGCAGCTTTGACAACAGGTATCATTGGCACTTCGCTCGGAGCAATTGCTTCAGCAGGTGGCATCGCAAACATTCTTGGTATTAAGCCAGGAATGACAAACAGCTCCACTTCAGATGGAGACAGACCAGTAACTCGTTATGAGATGGGTCTTATTCAGATGTCTAATAACAAAGACAATGAAATCACCCTTTTAAAATCACAGCAATACACAGACAAAGCGATGTTTGGTGTTCAGGCTCAGCTTGGACAGCAGACGGCTTGGAATGCTACTCAGCAAGCTAATCTTGGCTTCTTGCAGACACAGGTTAATGATGCTTTGAGCATTAGCAAGCGTTTTGTACCAAACGCTAATATTGCTCCTGGTTGGGGACCAGTTCTTGTTGAACCAGCTATTGCGGCTGAAGTTGCTAAAACTTCTTCTACTACAACATCATCAACAACTGGCAACTAATTAAAAACTTGGGAGGATTAATTTCCTCCCAATCAAACAGGAGGTATTAAAAAATGGTTACAAAACACGATATAATTAACGGAGTAATAAGATTTATAGAAACTGACATGGCAAAAGCATCTGGGGCAACTACTTCTAAACTTATTGTTCTTCTTGCTAAAAATGTATTGAAGAAGAATGAGGATGTAGTAGATTCTTTTCTTGAAAACCCAATTGCTAAAACACTTTTGATAGAAAAGGACGGAATGTATGATTTGTCAACATTGATGTCTGTATTAAAAGATACAGCTAATGAAATGGGATGCATCTCACTAAGTATTCCTAAAGTTCCTTTCCTTCTTCCAGAAGGAGATGAAATAAGGTTAAGTGTTGCAGACATTAATACTATCAATGATTACATTAATGATGAGGCTGGCCATACACTTGATAACCAACATATGGTCACAATTCCAGAAACAACTCAGAAGGTGGTTTTAAATGCTCAATAAATTGAAAGAATGGCACGAAGAAGAACTTGCTGATGAGATAAAGTATATGGAATTTTCAAAAGAGGCACCTGAAGCATACAAAAGTATATTCAGGGATATTTCAAGAGAAGAAGGCAGCCATGCCAGAATTCTTGAGGCAATTATAAATGACTATAAGGAAGTTTGTAATTGTGATGAGGAAACAGTAGAGAATAATGAAGGCACTACAGCTGATGAAATAAAGCCAACAGAAAACGGAAAAATTGTTCTTGATGTTTAATTAAAAATTACTTAACAGGAGAATTTTCTCCTGTTAAGTTAATATTTGGAGATAATTATGGCATCTGGAACAATTTCTAAGTTTGAAGATCTTAATAACGTTGATAGTAATTATGACCTTAAAGATAGCAATGCGATAAGAAAAATTATTTTTAATGGTAAAGAATGTAATGTAAATAATGGAACTGTAACAATAACAAATTATATAGATGACATTTTTAAAGATAAGGATGTTGTTGCATTAACAATCAAAGATAAAAAGAAAATAGAAGATATTGATGAAAGCTTAAATAAAAAAGTAACCTTTGAAATTACAGCAGAAGAAAACGAAAGAAAAGAAAGAACTTTGTTTGCCGTGAATGAAGATAACAAATATTCATTAATAGCATTTAAAAAAGAAAATGATGTATATTCAACAGTAAATTTAACTAAGCTTGATTTTGAAGATACAAATATAGATTTTGATTATGTAACTACAAGAAAAGTTTACAATCCGTCTACTTTCACTTCTTATAAAAATCTTTATGAATTTTTGGAAGAAAAGAATGATAGCGATGAATATATAAATTTATCAAGTACAAAAATTTCAATTGAGGCAAATAGTGCAACAGATAATTCAGGATATCAAGATACTTATAATAGTACTGGAGGAAGAATTTTCATTTATGATTCTATCAAACATCCTAGCAGGGATAAATATTTAATTTTTATAAAATATAATACTGCTCCTGGTTCAAATAATAAAATCTATTGTAATTTACTATTACCATCAACAACAGATAAATATAAATTTGGAGAAATTATAATAAATGGTGAAAACTATTTTAACCCTGATAATAAAAAAGAAGACGAAGCATATTTAGCAAATATGAATATGTTTGCAAGAAGAATAGCTGACCCTAGAATGGAGTAAAAAATATGAGTGACTTTACTTATGAAACAAGTGTAAAAAAGCCCGTTGATAAAGAATGGGTACAACATCAGTTTGAAAACTTTTGGTTAAAAATCAAAGACTACATTGATGCAAATAGTTTACATATTGAAGACGGAAAAGTGGTTTTTGGTGTTGGTGATAATGCCGTTACGATTGCTACAATTCCTAGTTAAAACTAAGTTAATTATATTATAGGAGAAAAAAATGAAAATTACGAATGCTTCAAGTAAAACTATTTCTCTTTTAAATGGTAAAACAATTAGACCAAAGCAGACAATTACTATTAATTTAAAAGAGGGAACTGATTTATATACACAGGTTATGTCATTGAATAAATCTGGAATTATTGATTTTAATTAATCATTATATAGGGTCTTATTAAAGACCCTATAATACTTTTTCAAGACTGTATAATGTTACTTTTGTTTTTCCTTTCTGAGTTGTTTGAATTACATTTCCATCTTTATCCAACACATTATAAATAAAAGGCGTAAAGCTATTAGAAGTATTTTTTACTTCTTTTCCATTAACAACAGTTACATTATCTTTTAATATTTTAGCCCCATTCTTCAATTCTCTTGCAACATCTTCATCATTATAATCAAATGCTTCCATACTTGGAGAAATAGTTCCAGCATACAACTCTTTATAGTCATAATCAAGATAAGCTCTATCTATTTTTAATGTTATTTGTCTTTGAGAAACTTTATCCTTATTATCACCAACATCTACAGATGATAAATTACTCACTTCGGTTGTTTCTATTAAAACAAATTGTCCTTTTAATTTTGTATAATATGGTCTATGAAATGGAGTTGCTTGCATAATTTGTGCTTGCAACATATCTGCCTGTCTTTCAGTAAGTGCTGATATTGTAACAGTATAGCTTATGCTACAAACAACAGGGGCTCTCATTTGATAATTTCCAGTATCTCTTGTTACTGTCATCCATTTCCAAGCACCCATTTGCTGTTCCTGAATTAAATCTATTCCCGACTGATAAAATGTTATAAGTGGGCCTATATTCTGTCCATTTGCAAATCTTTCTTGTAATTTTGCATATGCAATACTTGATGTAGCATAAGTTACCAATGGCACTTCATCAGCCGCCATTTGTTCATCATGCAAAACATTTTCGAGACATTCTTTTATACATAAAGCATACTCTTCAAGAGTTATAAAATCATTTGTCATACTAAATTATACTTATTATTAAATCCATACTGATTATTTTTTATATGCTCAACAAATTCAGCTGGCAAACCATCTAATTTTGCAAGATTTATCAACTCACATTGAACGTTCCAGTTTATATATCTTCCATAAATATCATTTCTAGGATATACTCCTACAACTTGATATGCTCTTCCTCTATCTGTTATAACAACATCTCCATGAGTAATAACATCATTTACATTTTTATATATAGAATTATTCAAATTTAATTCGTATTCTCTTCTTGGTTTTAGTTTTATTAAAATTCTATCTATTGTTGGCATTATTTCATTATCGCCATTATAACTAAGTTCTATAAGATTTTGATTTTTTGCATTGTTTATAAATTTGAAAACCCTATTATCTAATTCTATTTCATATAGTTTTTCTCTAAAATTTCTTATTATAAGTTTATTACTTATTTCTATCTCTAATGGCTCAGTTGAAATATTTTTTATAGTTAACACACCAGCAGTTTTTTGTTTTAATTCTGTTATTGTATGAACCATTCTTCCGAAATCATATTCTATTTCCAAATTTTCTTCTGTTTCTGTAAAATTCTTAACTCCAAGTTGGGATGTAAATGTATTTGTTTTATAAATACCTCTTTGTTCAAAATATGGCAAATATATTCTTCCTTGAGTTTCTTCTTTATACACTTCTGAGAGTTTTGTTTCTACTTTATCTAATTTAAATACATATGTCTTTCTTCCAGTTGTTTGAACAGCTTTGTCATGTTGATCTGCTATAAACTGAGTATAAGCATTTCCTTGCAATGTGTCTGTATAATTAAAATTTACTTCTTCTGCCATATTTTTAACTTAGTTACCAAACCTTCACAGAATTAATAACAGCAGTTATATTGTTTCTTAACTGAACTGAATTAATATCAAAATTTATTACTTGCTTTTTCTTTGCTAAGTTTTGTAAAAAATAATCTCTGCCATCAGTTACTGGATAACAATATCTTTCATTTACATTTGAAAAACCAGGATTGACAATCTTAAAATCACACATATTTGATTGATATGTTCTATAACAATCTCTTATAATACCAGGCGCTTTTTGCTTTAAAAAAACAAAAAACATATATGGATTTATTACTGCGCCATTTGATTTCAATATATTTATTTGGTCTAATAGCCAACTCAAATTCCCATTGTTTACGTGAAGTTGAATTCCGTGAATATACCAATTCCCATTTTTTTGAAATGTTCCTAAATATAATAAAGTTGGATGTGGATCTGTTTTCCAGTTTGCATAAGTCCCAGAAATTATGCTTCCAAACACAAAATTTTGAGGAGGCCTATTGTTTGCATTTATTCCTGACATATAATCCATCAACCTTGAAAAAAAACCCATACAATTATCTTTTAAAAAGTTAATATTTGAAAGGAATAAAAATATGGATGAAAAAATAGCATACTTATTATATATTGTTAAGAAACTTGGCTATAATGTTAGCAATTCAGATTATAAAATAGTTCCAGTTGAAAACCTAGTTGCATTTAATACAGATGAACTTTATTACGAAATGTTAGATGATGGTAGTTTCCAACTAGTAAATACAGATACAGCACCAAGCGCTACAACAACATATTATAAAATTGAAAATGCAACACCTGATTTTGTTGCAACAGCACTTTTAAAAGAATATGAATATTTCTTTGGAATAGAAAGTGATGAAACTTTTGAAACAAGATATAATGATTATAGCAATCCTTCAAGTAGCAATTATTTCGAAAACAATATTAGTAAATTAGAAGTACTTGATGCTTTATATACAAGAATAGGAATTGACATCAATAATATTTATTATAATGATAACGGAATTTATAAAAAAGTAGAAAAAACAACATTAAAACTTGATGAAGATTTCGCAGAAGCTGTTTTAGGCTTAACTGATGATATCGAATTTACAAAACAAGCATTAAATCTTAATGATGCAGAAGTAGAAGTAAAAGATGGATTATTGTATGCTAATGGTGAAAATGTTCTATATACTAACACCTTAACAGATAAGCTTTTTGCGAGTTTAAAAGATTATATTTATTATATAAATGAAGAAGTAGTTTTTGAAGTTGAAGATACATTAATATCAATTCTTAGAAAAATAAATAAAATTGTATTAACTGATGAAACTAATGATACAATTACAATTAATAAAATATTATATTTTATTTCTGAATTAGTAAAAGAAACATTAGAAATAAGGCTTGAAAAAATAAAACAAAACTTAATAGATTCAAAATTAACTCCATCGGAATATTTTACATCTGAAAATTGGATAACTCCAGCAGAAGGTGGAACTTTAACCACAGAACAAGCAGCAAAAAATATTGGCACTCTTGAAGAATTATTTAATGGAAATAAACTTTCAACATTCACCGTTAAAGAAAATGATACCTTTAAAAAATATAATTTTATAGACTTAACTGCTGTTGAAAGGTTGAAAACTTATGTTGATGAATATATCATTGATTATATGTCAAAAGAATTATATTCTACAAATATCAATGTAAAATTAAGCGAATTAAACAACAAATTAAATACAGTAATAAAAGAAATATATAATTCAAGCAATATTAGCTCTGAAAGCAATTTTCAATCTTTATCTAAAAAAATAAAAGATATAAACACAACTTTGGAAGGTATTGGTTATAATATTTCTCCAACTTATAACATTAAATTACCAAAAGCAAGCAATAACAATTCTTATCTTTATTCAGACAAGAATGGCAAAGCAAAAATAGGATATTTTTCTGAAATAGTTGAGCCAGGTGACAGTGATCCCATAACATCAAGAGCAGTTTATGAAAATACAAAACTTTATCATAAAAGTGGTGATTGTGCTGGATTTGGAAAAGTAGTAAATGATATTGAAGAAACTATAACTTTTGATAAAGAGAATTTAGATAAATTATCCACTGTTCCTTTAAATTATAGTTCCTCATCAAGTGATCCAACTTCATACTTTACAGTAAATGATAATAATAGCTATTTCACTGCTCCAAACATTGTAAAAGTTATCTATATTCCGGCAATAAGAGGTGGAACTTTAAAAATCGAATTAAATTCAATTGGTAGTGTTACAGTTGATAATTTGTTATTGGCAAAAAGCCAAGAAGCAATGTTTAATTTTGATGATGACCAATATTTTATTAAAGGTTCTATTTCTGACAATATCTTAACATTTACTAATTTTAACGAAAATATAATTTTCAAAAGAACAAATGGAATAAATTATATTGCTTTGATAAACAAAGGAAACAAATTAGACATAGAGAAAATAATTTATTCTTTCAATGAAGATAATACACTTAGAATTAATAATGAAGAAATAATAGCAAATAAAAAATTAACAGCAAAAGATGAAGTAGAGGTTGTTAAGAAATTAACTGCTGATGACGAAGTATTAATCAAAGACAAACTAATACTTGAAAAAAATTTCTTGATTGGAAGAGTTCAGTCTGGCGATTCATTTACTGATACAAGTTATACATTCTCATCAGATACAGAATTAAATAGTTTAATTTAAAAAATAAAGGAGCAATTTAAAATTGCTCCTTTTTAATTTGTTATAAGTCTTCTTTTAATCCTGCTAAACTAATTCCTACATCTGCACCATTTTGGGCGTTAATAAATACATTCCCACTAGGGGTTTGTTTTGCTTTTGCTTGCTCTAGTTTGGCTTGTGCTGATATTATATTCGCAATTTGTGCCATCATTTCTACTTTTATTCGCTGTGAATCAAGTAGCGCCATTTTTGAAGCATCACTTCTGTCTTGTCTAAGTGCTAATGGTTTGTAAAACAAATCATAGATTTCATCTGTGTTCTTATTTACTTTGTTAAATTGATTAAGCATTATATTGGTAAGTTCATCAATTGTATGCTGCTGCTTTTCAACTTCTTCAGGAGTAGTTATTTCCTTTGTTTCTTTCTTTACTTCTTGAAGTTGATTATCAATATAATCTAATGTATCTTCAATTTCATTTTTATCTATATTTTCTTCATTATCTGAATTTATAAATTCAGCAATTTTCTCTAAATCAACCTCTTCCATATTCGTCTCCATCTCTTTGCATTTTTTCACCCTCTGTCAATTTGTTCTGCTCAAAACCGTGCTTCTTTTGGCCTATTATTTTTCTTTCTACTTCTGCCATTATTTTATCCCTTAATCCACCGGGATAAGGCATTTCTTTATTATAAAATTTACCCAAATGCTGAAAAAAAGAGTTTTCAACTTCACCAGTACTTCTAAGTGGATTTACCAGCATCTTTCTTTCAATGGCTTTATAAAATTCATCAGTATTAAACATATTATTTATCTTGCTAAATTGTAAAACTCTTCTTTGTATTTACTCATTTCTTCAATAAATGCTTTATACTCAACTGATTTATAACCATAACTCTTAAATGCAGAAGTTAAATCAGATTTGCCAACAATCTTTCTATTTTTAACTAAATATTCCATCAATATTGATGTAAGTTCTATATATCGTTTTCTTTTCTCTTTTAAATAATGTCTATTAATTATATTAAGAAACGTTCTTTCCAAATCTTCAAAAAATAAATTATAATTTACATCATCTTTGGCAGACAAATCAAAACAAATATCAACATCGGTAGTTAATCTATGCTTGTAATTTTTTAATGTAAAATTAAGAAGATGCCTTTTACAAATAATGCTAAATAAGTCAAATGCAGTTCCTTTATTTGGAATAAAATTTGGAAGATATGCCCACATTGCTCTTAATGCTTCTGCTTGTAATTCATCTATTGAGTCAAAACGCCAAAAGCGATACTTGTTAATAATTGCCTTTGCTATCAAAAACAAATTACCCATTATTTCCTTCTCAACATCTTTAGGAGCATTTTCCCTATTTATGCAAACTCTTTTTCCTTTCTCATTAACGCCATATTCTAAATAAGGTTGGTACTTATTGATAATCAAATCCTTGACCAACTCCTCGTCAAAATACATATTTTTCTTCTTGGCAACAAGAGCTTTCAAAATTTCATTTTTTTCTTCTGGTTCTTCTTGATCCAAAAGTTCTTCATCAATTTCTGCTTCATCAGTGTATGAATTTTCATCATACTCATATTCTTCATCTTCGTCTTCATCATAATAATTCATTTACTTTCCTCTCCAAAATTTTATTTATATTTTTAAACTCCCAATATGGAATTGTTAAAAAATTAAAATTCTTAGCATATTTTCTTTTCAACCAATCGTGATGCAATTGTCTGTGCCATTCGTGTATTGGTTTATTGAAAGAATTGTAATAATGCTGCTGACCTTGAATTTCTATCAACAGATTTATTTTTTCAATATAGAAATCATAAGTCAAATAATCTATATCTTTTAAATCTTCAAAAAGTTTATTTTTCACAAACTCAATATTATTTTTTACCAGCCATTCTTTGGTTTTTACTTCACCAAAAAATCCATTACATTCAGGACAGCCTTGATGGTGATTTATATGATTGTTCCAAGTTTTTACAAACATACCGTGTGTTGGGCAAATTATTTTTATTTCATTACTTATTCCGTTTTTATCTGACAAACTATAATCATATTTATAGTTGTGAACTTTATTTGCTCTTTGTATCAATTCATTTACTGAATAGATTTTCATTTTACTAATTTCTTCATTAGCACATAATTTACATCCGTGTCCTTGCAATAAACTATTCGCTTCAATTTTAAATTCTTTATGTTTTGGACATATAACAATTATTTTTTTATCATTTCCTTTATACTCTGTTTTGCTAAAATCATATTCTGGAAAAATTTTTTTTGCCTCTTTTATATAATCATCATTTGATTTCAAATACATTTTTCTCAATTTTTCTTTCGTGCATTCATTACATTGATGGTTTATAAAATTTGCTGGTGTTTTATTTATTAAACCGTGTTTTGAACATTTGAATATTGACTTGTTTCTCATTCCATTAAATTTTATTAGTTCATATTTTTTTAAAAGTTCTATATTTTCATTTCTAAATTCTTTTTCTGTTTTTGCTTTCATATTTTTAATTATTTTAAACAACATAAAAAAATTTGTCAATAGTTTTTATATAAAAAATATAAAAATAAAAAACCGACGGATGCAACTTCGTCGGTTTAAAAAAAAGGATTAAGAATAAAGGATTATTTACATCACTCAACGTGATTAATTTATTTTAACCGACTTTATAAAAAAAGTCAAGTTATTTATTCGCTTCATAATTTCTATATTCAACAATCTGCTGATTAATTCTATTAATATCAAATTTAGATGATACAATTTCATTATCAATTAACATTGTTGAAGTTAAAATATCTGAGTTTGGTCTTTTACTAAATCTTATACCAACACTATCATCTTTTTTAAATCCGTAATAAATTTCTATAAAGATTTTAGATTTTTTATCAAGCTCGGATTTAAGTTTATCGAAATTCTGATTGGCACATAATGTGGCAATTTCAAGTGAAAATTCATCAAACATATTTTCACCTTTTGATTGAAGTTTAGAAAGAGCTTCAAGAATATCATCAAAAGATTGAATATTATCTTTTTGACTATCATTCAATGTCATTTCTCCTTCAAACTTTTTAATTATTTTATTTTCATCATTTTCATTTTCTTCAGTAACAACTGAAGAAAGCTTGAATGAATCAACATCAATACCACTTGTATCCTGTGTTTGGTTAAGAGGCTGGTTGTTTAAACCTTGCTGAGGTTGTTGATTCATATCTGGAGAAGATTGAACAGGCTCTTGAATTTGCTGAGTGCTCATATCTTGAGGTTGCTGTGATTGAACATTTTGTTGAATTGGTTGTTCTACTTTTTCCTCAGTTGGTTTATACAATTCCAAATCAACTTCATAATAAATTTTCAATCCTTTTCTTACGTGTTCTTCTATAACTATAGATCTATCAAAGATTTCTTTAAATTTCATTTACTCTTCTCCAAATTCTTCTGCTATATCTGTTAGTTTATTTACATAGTAAATAAAATCGTTAAAATTATCAAAAATATAATCACCAACTTTAATAGACTTATCATCTTTGTCTACCATTACTTTAATTAATTTGTTGTTAATACTAAAACTTCTGTTTTCCATCTATTTCCTCTCATATTTTTTATTGTCTTTATATGCTTGTTCTAATAATCTTTTTGGAATTTCTCCTTTTCCATAAAACCTTCCGACTATTCTTTCAAAAGCTTTATAACAAATCCAGTTATCTATTTTACTTGAATAATATTTGCTAAATTCTTTATCTGTAATTTCTTCAATCTCTTCTGTTTCTCTAATTCTCATTTCTTCTTTTTCGTCTTCAGAAACTGCTTCTTTAACACAATTAAAATATTTCTTTAATTCAACAAATCTAAATTTAACCTTCATAAAAAGGGAAAGTCTTGGTGTAAGTTTATCAAAAAGATCATTTTCTTCGAAATAAGAGAATATTACAGAAATACATTTTTTATCTTCTTCTGAGAGATTATTGAACCATTTAGTTTCTTCGGCACTAATATTATATTTTTTGCCATAATAATTTTCCCAATCTGATTTAAATTTATTCAGAGTATCATCATTATCAATGACATAATTATTTTTCTCAATATCTTTTTCGATTTCTTTACAGTTTTCTTTATCAATTTCATTAGAAATCATTTGAAGTTTTTCTTCAAGTTTTGATAAATCATAACAAATACCAATTGTTGAGAAATATCCAGTATAAGGATCTTGTTTTTTTATTATTGAGTAATTCAATAAACCTTTTGCTTTTAATCCAGTTCTTCTTCTTGAAAGTGTTTTTGAAGATACAGTTGGATCTAATTCAGCATCTGTAATAGCATATCCTGGTCTATTTTTCATTACTTTTATAATGAAAGCCATTTCTAAATCTGAAATTTCCAATTCCTGCTGAAATTCTAATAATAAATTGGAAACCATAACGAAACCATTCCTCTGAAGGAAGTTTCTTGTTGGTGAAGCAAATATCTGTTGCATCTTTTCTCCTTTTTTTCTAACTTTATCACTCTTTCTTTTTTTTGTCAAGATCAAAATATGATAGTAAAAAAGCATTGACGTTTTCTTTATCAATTTGTTCATTATTAATTAATAATTGGTCTTCATCAAACCAAATTGAACAAGTTTTTTGGTAGGCTTTATGTTTTACTATTAATTTTATTAAGTTTGAATTTTCAATATTAATTTTTAAATCTGACATATTCATTATTTCAACTAATTTAATGAAATTTGTCAATAATTTATCAGCTTGATATTTATTCTCAGAAGAATAAATAACATCCTCTAACTCAGATATGATTTTCTTTTTTTTAACCATTTTTTACTCCAGCTAGATTTCAAGATTAACTTTTTATTTCGAAAAATAAAAATTTCGAAATAAAACTCTAGCTAATTATGTTAATTAGTATTAGTAAGAGCAGACTTTTTTGTCCGTCAAGGATACCAAAAGTGTCCGCTCGGTTAAATTTTATTTTAAGAAAAATAAATAAATTTGTAAAGAAAAATAATAAGACTATTTAAGTTGACAAAAAATAAAAATTTAATTAAATTATTTTTCTATGAATTATAGAAAAAATTATTTTCAATTAATAGAAAAAGCAAAATCAAGAAAAATAAATTCACCAACTGAAATTCATCATATACTTCCAAGAAGTTTGGGAGGAACAGATGAAGAAGCAAATTTAGTTAAATTAACATTCAGAGAGCATTATCTTGCTCATTATCTTCTTTGGAAATTTACAACGGGAGAAGAACATAAAAAGATGGCAAGAGCATTTTTCGTAATGTCTCAAAAGGGAAAAATACTTTCTCCTGAATGTTATGAAAGATTAAGAACAGAAATATGTAAGAAAGTAATATGCCTTCAAACATTACAAATCTTTTCTTCTGTTAATGAGGCAATATATTGGTTAAAGAACAAAACAAACAAACAACTTACAACAATAAAGAAAAACATAAATTTGGTTTTAAGAGGAAAGAGAAAAAGCATCTATAATTTTTCATTTGAATATTATCAAGAAGGAAAAGAATATAAACAAATTGATAAAATATACAACACACAATTTTTTAATGGAGCAAAGAAAGTAATATGTCTTCAAACATTACAAATCTTTGATAGCGCAAGAGAGGCAGAAAAGATTTGTGGAGTTCCTTTTAAAAATATATCAACTTCTTGTAGATTAGAAAGAAGCTCAAAAGGATACGATTTCAGGTTTTATGAAGAAGGAAAACAATATGAGAAAATAGATATGAAACCAATTCATATTCAACAAAACAGAAAAATAATCTGTAACGAAACTGGAGAAATATTTGATTCTCAAAAACAATTAGCTGAAAAATTAAATACAGATAGAAGTAATATTAAAAGATATATAATTTCTGGAAAACCATTTAAAGGATTAACATACTCTTTTTTTAAAAGTTAAAATTATAGAGGAATAATTATGATTTTAACAGAAACATTATTTAGGAGTTTTAATAAGAGTAATAAAATAGTAATTACAGAAGAGCAGATAAAATTAAATAGTAATGTAATGAAACAACTTAAAGACGGTCTTGACAATGCAATTAAAAATAAGAGACATATTCAAATACTTACTCACGTTGATCTCGATGGTATGGCTTCAGCAATTGCAATAGTTCAATATTTGAAACGAAAGGGTTTTTCAAATGATAATATTACGGTTACATTTGGACAATACGGTGATAAGAAACTAAAAATAAAAGAAACACCAACAAAAAATAAAGCAGTAGTAGTTTCAGATTTTGCTAAGATAAGCACAATAAAGCTTTGGGATGAATTACAATTTCTTTCTGATTTTGGTTTCAATAAATACAAATATAAATTTGTAAATCTTGTAAACACTCAGGATTTTACAAATATGAGTTTTGATGAGTTTAAAAAATGGCTTGATAATAATTTTGCCATAAAACCAAAAAAATCAGAAGAAAAATTTGACAAATCAGCAAAAGATATTTTAGAATGTTTAAAACTTTATTCTAAAATTAAAAATAGAAAGGAAAATCCAATAGAAAAAATTACATTCAAAAACTTAGAGAGTTACAGGCTTCAGGATGCAGATCCAGATTATATTGTTGATCATCATAACAATGATGACAATAATTTAAGAGGAGCAAAAGAAGGATTACTTGATATTGAAACTCCTTCTAATGCTGCTGCTCTTGGAAAAATTCTTGGAGTGTTCAATCAGGCAGATTTAGACGCTATCAATATGATTGATGGAGCACAATATGATAAAAATGAATTGAAGCGTGCTACATTCCTGGATACAAAATATCCAGCTAAAACAGAAGAAAGAGCTTTGGCAATTAAAATAAACGCTTATATTGAACAAGCTACAAAAAAAGATAACAGAACTGCTGAACTTATTGTTAAGAATTCTGGCCCATCTTTAAAATCATTAGCAGAGACATTAGAAAAAGCTTTAAAGGTAAATGCAGCGAAAGTAAAAATACTTGATGCTCTTACAAAAGGATTTGAAGTTCCAGAAATTGGAGCAGATGGAAAACCAGTTATGAAAGCTGGGAAACCAGTAAATAAAAAGGTTACAGGCGGAACTGAAATTTACAATTATGTAAAGAAAATTATAAATACAGAAATTCCAAAAGAATTTATGGATGAGTTTAACGCTCATAAATCTGGAAAAGCTATTGATGGAATTGATAAGAAAATATTTAATCCTGAATCAAGTTTCTATAAAAACAGAGAAGGAAAAAAACTTGGAGAAATGGCAGGTTTTGAGCAGGTCAAAGGAAAGGCTGACAGAACAAATGCTTTGACAAAAACTGGCTATCTAACAAGAAAAGAAAATGAAGAACTTAATAATTTAATTAAAAAAGGAAGTGAAAATTTAACTGATGAAGAAAAGGAAATTTTAAATAAAGAAGCAAAAACAAAAAAATATCAGGAAGTTTTCTTTAAAATGAGAGATAACCTAACTGATGAAGAAAAAAGAAGATTTGATTATTTAAAATCTAAAAAAGGAAAAATAAACCACGTTTCAAATTTTGCTATGGTAAAAGCAGATACTTTTGCTGATTTGAAAGATTATCCAAGTAGATATGCTGCTGCTCTTTATTCTTCAAAAGGAAAAAGATTTCCATTTACAATCAAAAGATATAGTGATTTTATACAGGCTTCTAAAAACCCTCTTTATACAGGAAGTGTTGATTTTGCGAAAGTTATGCCAGCAGTTAAAAAAGTCGTTGAAGATTACCTGAAAGATTTGGTTAATAAAAAAATTATAAGTAATTGGGTAGCACAGCACGTAATAGACGGAATGAATTATAACTCTGGCGGACATAAAGCAATTCTTAATTTCCAAGGTTTTGATGAATTTAAAGCACCAAGCAAATCAAGAAATGCTGCTTATGAAGCCAAGGAAATGATTGACAGAATTAAAAAAGCAAATAAATCAAAAAATGAAAGAGAAGGGAATGATAAAAATCAAAATAATTTCTCAAATCTTTCAGCTAAAACTTTTGGTAAACTTAATAAAGCAAATTCTGAAATCAAAAAAATTGAAGAATTAAAAAAAGATTTGATGGACAAAGTAATGGCTACTATTATGAGAGAAACAGAAAAATTATTCCCAGTTTCAAAAGAACATATTAATTCTTTAAAAGCTGATGAGAATGATAATGAGCTTGAAGATAATAGCGAAAAATAATTACTGAAACCTTAGACCTAGATAAAAGACTAGAAATAAATCTAGTCTTTTATTTTTCTATTGACAAAAAAAT